CTATATCATTTCTTCAATCTTCACACCTGACTTAAACTCCACCTCAATCCTGTCATCGCGGATCGTAACTTTTTCAATAAGCCGCCTTACCAACTGCTCATCATACTCCTCTAACTCGTGAGACTGTTCATTTAAGAAAGCAGTCATTTCAGCGATTCGTTGCCTTTTTCCTTCACGCTCGGCATTTTCTACAAGTGAATTTTGCTTCATCTCCCGAAGGCGGTATATCTCATCAGCAACATTATCGTAGTCATTTTTTGACTTTGCCTGTTTAAGAAGCTCTATCTGCAATTCTACCAACTTGCTATCAAGCTCATCCGTATCATTATCACTTTCTTCATTAAATATAGTGTCGATATTTTTCTGTAATGTTGAAAGGAAAGGTTCTTTGTTAGCCAAAAGTTCGTTAATAGCCCTGACCACTGCTGTCTGTAATGTTTCCTCGTTTATGGTAGGGGCAGTGCATTCAGACCCTTTTTCCTCCAATCGGCTAACGCATCTCCAGACAATAGACTTATAGCCTCGGTTATTCCAATGTACCCGTCGGTAAATATCGCCGCAATGACCGCAATAAACAATACTCGATAAAGCATACTTGCTGCTATAAACTCTCTTTTTACCGCCTTTCCCGCCACGAAGATTCGCTCTCCGAACCATCTCTTCTTGAACCTGCATAAAAAGCTCACGTGGAATGATAGGCTCATGGCTGTTTTCCACATAATACTGGGGAACAATGCCGTTATTCTTGACTCGTTTTTTAGAAAGGAAATCAACCGTATATGTTTTTTGTAGAAGGGCATCACCGATGTACTTTTCATTCTGCAATATCTTTTTCAGTGTTTCTGGTCTCCATTTGGCTTTGCCTGCCGCTGTAAGAATACCGTCTGTTTCCAGCCCTCTTGCTATCTGTAAAAGGCTTGCTCCCTCAAGGTACTCTCTGTAAATCCGTTTAACAACCTCAGCACCCTTTGGTTCAATCACTAGCTGCTTATTTTCATCCTTGGTGTATCCAAGGAAACGCTTGTGGTTGACCTGTACTTCACCTTGTTGATAGCGATACTGAATACCTAGCTTAACGTTCTGGCTTAAGGATTGGCTTTCTTGTTGGGCAAGGGATGCCATAATGGTCAGCAAGATTTCCCCCTTGGAATCCATGGTGTTGATATTCTCTTTCTCGAAGAACACAGCAACGTTTTTATCCTTTAATTGACGGATGTATTTAAGGCAGTCCAACGTGTTTCTAGCGAATCGGCTGATGGATTTTGTGATAATCATATCAATATTGCCCGCCATACACTCTTCAATCATGCGGTTGAATTCATCACGCTTTTTGGTATTTGTACCTGTGATACCGTCATCCGCAAAAATTCCTGCCAATTCCCATTCCTTGTTCTTCTTAATATAATTTGTATAATGTTCAATCTGAATGTCATAGCTTGAAGCTTGCTCCTCACTATCCGTTGAAACACGACAGTAAGCAGCCACTCGTATTTTTGATTTGCTTTCACTATTTTTATTATTTCCAACCCGTTTAATTGCCGGAATCACTGTTACATTCCTACTTACCGCCACTTGTTAGACCTCACTTTCTATCAAACTGTAGGCATATTCTGCCTGCTTATATGGATCTTCATATTTTTGCACCAGAGGTTTTGCTTTGAACTTTACAGGGTAATCCCTTTCCGGTTCATCTTTAGGCTCCCATATCCTTCCGAGCTTTTCTGCTCGTTTTCGTTTTTCTACTCTGGCTTTTTCAAAGGTCTCTTCATCAATAATTGGAGGGTAGAATTCATCGCCCAAGTAATGCTTGTTCTGCAACATCTTACTTGCTGTGGCATGGTAGCAGTCTAGCCCAGCTTTTTTAGCAGCGCCCTTCAAAGAAAGTCCTGCTAAGTACCCTGAAAATAATTCTCTTACTTTTTCTGCTGCTATATCATCCACAACAGCCTTTCCATCTTCAATTCTATATCCATAGGGTGTGTGACCCATCTAATTCACCAACCTCTCCTTCAATGTGATTCCACATTTTAATTCAAATCCGACTTCCTCTCGTGAAAAAACAATAATCTTTTCTACGTAATTTTCAAACAGCTCATCCTCATAGGCTGTGAGCATTTTGGACTTAGTGGCAAACTTAAGTAAACGGTCAACTTCGTCTACTTTTGCAAAATTGCCATTGACGGAACGAGTAAGTTGATCCTTTTCAGCAAGAAGCCTTTCTCTTTCTGCTTCCAGTGAATTCTTTTCTTTATTAAACAGGGCAGGTTCCAGATACCCTTTGGCCATTAAATCCGTCAGCATCTGGCTCTGCTCCATGTTGTTTTCAATCTTAGTTTCCAATTCTTCAATTCTGCGAAAACTTGCCGCATTGTTCTGGTTACGTAACCCATTCAAAAGTGGTCTTAATATGAATTTCTGACCGAAAATGAGTTTATTCATCATCGTGACAAATGCAGTCTTTGTATCATCATCTCGTATGAACTGCATAGAACATTCCGTTATATTGCTTATATGCTTACTGCAGCACCAAGCAATGTATTTTCTTGGACCGGATGAATGAATCCGTCTTTTAAAGGTACTGCCACATTCCGAGCAGATAATTTTGCTAGAGAAAGCATATCGGTTTAGATATTTGCTGTTGCGCTTTTCGATGCCTTTTTCTTTTGCTCTCTGATTAAGAATGGCATCTACAGCTTCAAAATCCTCATAGCTGATAATTGCCTCATGGTGGTTTTCTACTAGATACATATTTTTCTCACCATAATTGGTGTGCCTGTTAAAATGGCTGTCAGTATAAGTCTTTTGCAAAATAACGTCGCCAGTATATTTTTCATTGGTCAGAATCCCTCGAATGGTAGTAGCCGTCCAACGGCCACCTCTTTTTGATGGGATACCCTTTTGATTAAGATTATTTGCAACTTTCTGTGTACCTTTGCCCGATAATACTTCTGCAAAAATATACTTTACAATTTCAGCCTGCTTAGGGATTACTTTCATTTGACCATCAATGTTTTGATACCCATATGGTGGGTAGGAAATTATAAAGGTTCCGTTTTGAAATCGTCTTTGAATGGCCCACTTCGTATTCTCTGAAATGGAAATTGACTCACTTTCTGCAAGCCCACTTAAAATGGAGAGCATCAATTCACTTTCCATTGAACCTGTATTGATGTTTTCCTTCTCAAAATAGATATGAACCCCAAGGTCTATCAGTTTTCGAACCATCTCCAAGCAGTCTGTAGTATTTCTCGCAAATCGGCTGATGGACTTTGTAATGATTAAGTCAATTCTCCCAGTTTCACAGTCTGATAACATTCTAAGTAGGTCAGAGCGGTTTTCCTTTTTCGTGCCGCTGATACCCTCGTCATAATATAAGCCTGCGTATTCCCATTCTGGATTTGCCTTTATGTAGCTCTCATAATGGGCCTTTTGTGCTTGCAAGCTGACTAGTTGTTCATTGCTATCTGTAGAAACCCGGCAGTAGGCAACTACTCGTGTTTTTGGCTTAATAAAGGGGTTGGCAGTATTTCCTTCTATTTTCGTTATCTTTTTCATCCTCTCACCTCCTTCTTGGTAGGTCACATATTACCTCTGAAACCCTTATATATCAACGATTTCAGGGCATTATCTCTGCTAAAAAAGGGGAGAAAGTTTGGCGATTTAGTGCGTCTATCTTGTGGAACTCTATTTCAGTTATTAAGCCTTTTCCAAGCATCTTTCTAAGTAATTTTTCTGCCTGGATATAATCAAACTCACGCTGTAGCTGTTCCTGTGATACTCTCTTAAGTGCGGTGGTGCTTTTGTCTACAACCTCATCCGAAATCTTAGTAACTTTTTTATCCTCGTGCTGATTCACTAAGAATCACCTCCTACCTAATAGCCGTGGGAACAGGTCGAAGTTGAGGATTTGTAAAAATTAATTTGAATCAGAGCATAAAAAAAGAGCCTGCAAGGGAAGAACCCCTACAGGCTAGATAATCTAACAGTTTAATATTTTATTTAGGAATCTCGATGATTTTTAACTCGCCCCATTTGTTAATCATACTTAATAAATGCATCCGTAAAGCCTGCCTTTTTAGCTTTAGCAAGCTGTGCCTCAGCATTTGCACTGTCAGAATAAGCACCGATCTGCACACGGTAATATTTCTTTTTCACAGAGTCTACTGGTTTATTTTCAGCACTTAATAGTTTCTTCACATCCGCTCGAAAGGTGTCCATGCTCTTCCCATGTTTAGGGAACCAGTGCATCACATCGCCATGGTTACTGGCAATGCCTCGTTTATAACCTTCGCTGTGACAGATGATATCTTTTTCACTAAACCCATAGAGTTTGCAAAGATATACACAAAGCTCCAAGGCTTCCTTGTAAACAGCAGAAAAATACGAGGCATCGGTCAAACCGTCCTCGCAAATTTCAAATCCAATATGAGAATTGTTTGCAGTTCCTCCAGCATGCCAACCTCGGTGATTCCAAGGCAATGTTTGATAGGTTGCAATGGAACCATCTGCTAATTTACCAATAAAGGCATGGACACATACTTGACGGCCTCCAGGTTTGTCTTGATTCCAATGGTTGTTATATTGGTTCTTTCCTAGCAAGCCATCGTCAGGGCCAACATATCGTTTGAGCCACGGGTTGTTAGCTCCAGTTGAGTGAACCATGATGCCCTTCGGCAATATTGTTTTTCCTGCTTTGAAACAGGCATTATTTGTAAGTATTAACTTATGCAGATTCATTACGGTCACCTCACTAATCAAGAATTTGTGTCAGATGCAAGAGCCACAGGGTATAGATGATAGGTAAACTTCAAATCACAAAAAGCATTCGCCGATGTTCCATCACTTCCCATACTGATATACAATCCATAACCAGAAGGCACCCGGCTTTGACGCATTTGAATATGAATATGCAACCCAGCGTTTGAACTATCAGCACCTATAGGTGTGCTACGTGAGATTCTGGTAAAGTTCACTTCATCATTTGATATATATAAGTCTAGTTCTTTTTCACTTGTATCCGATTGGCGGCAAAGGGTAACTAAATGACAATCATAAGCTGTTGGATAAAGCAATCCACCCTGCCCGCCTATAACCACGCTACCAATTGGCAATAATGTGTACAAAGGTCCTCGAACGCTGTTAATACCGCCCCCGCCTGTAGCATTACCGCTCAAAACATATCTCAAATAGCTTGCCCTAGTAAATGCGTTGATAGTAGATGTTGCGGTAGAGGTAAGGGGCAATGGTGTCGTAGCATTTTCCGCTCTTTCCAATATGAATAGACTCTCACCAGAAGGAATAGTAGCATCACCAATGGAGAAAACTCGACTCGTCCAATAGGCTGTGCTTGCTGGGTTTGGTGATGTTCCTGACCCATATGCAATGTTCGCTACATCTTGAATACCCCTTATGGCTTCGGCAAGTTTCTTGACAGTATTGCGGAGAGTGCTTTGGATTAACACCTGCACATTGTTTGTTGTCGGACTGCCCAAGGATGTAACAAATGTATAGGTTACCGTGCCAAGTACTACGTTATTGCCGCTATTTATGCTCGTAAATGTGATGGATGCTCTCCGGCTTACCATATCCGGTGCAGTAGCAGTTTCTATCGGATGCAAATGATTAAGGATAATACCAGTCCGAGTGTATAGAGTATCTCTCATATCCTCGATTAGACCATGCGTGGTATTTAGCAAATTATAGTTATCATTTAACAGACTGTGTGTTGTATTTAAAATTGCATAGTTATCATTGACTAAACCATAGGTATCATTTAATCTGCCATGTGTGGTGTTTAGCAAATCATAGTTATTATTTAAAAGGCTGTAGATAAGGTTTAATAGATTATATGTTTCATTAATATCTAGTTCAGCTAATGCAGAAAGAACCTGATTAAGCCATTCCTGTGCAGGAGGTTCGGGCGGCTCGGCAATTCCGTCAACAAGAGCATCCTCAACAATGGTTAGTATCTGAATGCTTTTTCCGACCACCTCTCCATAAGTGACCCTTATTTCTAGACGACCGACACCGACAATAGATGTATCCGTTGCGCTAGGCGACCATGTAAAAACTCCGTCAGCATAGCTCGTGATCACTGGATAAGCATTACCATCCGGTCTTTTGTAAATTGCATTTAACGAGGCACTGGGGTATTTTTCTTCCAATAAGCTAGATACATCAAATTCAATATTTCGATAGTGATGCTCACCTCGACGACCGATGGACACCGTTACTGCTTTCGTTATGTCAATCATACTTCATCACCTGGCTTACGGGGTTCTTCATCACGTCCATGTAACTGCTGTAGAACTGATTTTAGTTTCTCTGGGATGGGTAGTCCAATATGTCCGGCATTCTCCAAAATGGATACTCCTTCATTACTCAGGTAGAAAAAGATTACTGCTGTGCGTAAGGCTCCACTATTGTCTCCAATGCTACCTAAAATTTGTGTATCGATAATATGAGCAATACCTACCATTGCAAAGATAAACACCTTTTTGAAAATTCCCTTAGCACCAATTTCACTGCACAGCTTTTTATTCACAATGGCACAAAGCACTCCCGTCACATAATCTATGACAACAAAGGCAACCAACGCATAAAGAAATCCATCATAACCTCCGAGAAACCATCCAAGAAATCCACCTACAGCGGCAATAGCCAGCTGTATCCAATTCCAAATCTCTTTCATTAATAGACACCTCCATTTCGTGTGTTTCCATATAGAAAAGCGCCCCTGCAAATGACAAGAGCGCTGAATGTTACCTTTACATTATTTGAATTAGATCATGTATTTGTTGCATCACATCCGCTTTTGGTCGTCCTGTACCGATAGGTAGCCATGTGACAGGTGGTATATCGAATGCCTGGGAAGAATCAAAGCTATTAACCATTAAAATAATCGAATCAATAGCCTTGCGTATTTCAACGATATGAAATGGCCAATTCTTAATAGTGGTCTTTCCTGCAATGATCTCCTCTTTCCAAGTCATAGGGGATAGATTGTAATAGCTACGCACCCTATTTACAGCAGTTCGAATCGTCTGAATATGCGCTGCCTTTACATGCGTCACATTTGGAGTAATGATTTCAAAAGGTAATGCCAATATCGTAAAAGTACGAACAACTTCTATACTTGCTGATTCGATATCACTGTCAAGACAACGGAAGGTAACCGTATGATTACCTGCAGAAAGCGGTTCAGCTTGGTAAATTGTCTTGACCCCATTACCAAGATAGCCGCTTACAGAAAACCGCTCAGGATTGTCTACGCTGTTTTGCCATGAACCAGAGTCAATCCTTACCTCCACTATTTGTGTTTGTCCATCCGGTTCAATTCCTGTTGTGATCATAAAACGTGGTGTAGCATTATAAGTAAAATTGCCAGACATTGGACAGTCCACTATCGGTGCTACAGGCGGGCTGTTTTTCTTTACCGCGTTACTAACAACATAGGCAGACACTGCATCAAGTGCATCTGTGACGCTGATTCGATAACGAGTATATCTACCGGCAACCTGTGAGGCATTTACCTGAAGAGTGCCTGAAGTCGCATTGGAAATAACTGTCGTCAGTGCTTCATAAGCAGACCAATTTAGTCCATCTATCGAAGTGGCCTGTTGAATAACATATTGCTTGATGGAGCTGGTTCCAGGTACCGTTCCACTCCACGAAAGGTTTATTGTATTTACTTCATAGATAGGAGGGTTTGCGGTAAAAGAAGTCGGCGGTATTGGTAGTATGTTTTTACGAACAGTATTACTGGTAATAGTCCAGCCTGAGTAAAAATCCTCTCCAGCCGTACCACGAGTTCTTATTCGGAAACGACGATAATGGCCCCGTGTAGCAGGTGGACTTACATTTAAAATACTGCTTGTTGCAGAAGTATTGACGATAGCCAATGCCAACCAAGCACCCCAGTTGCTGTTATCGGGTGAATCACTATATTGTATTTCATAGGATGTGATGGCATTACCTGCACCACCAGATGCCCCACTCCACGAGAGAGTAACATTTCCTTCGGATAATGTTGCACTTACCGTGCAAAGGGTCGGTGCTGTACAAGCTGTGACGTTACAATAAATGCTATTGCTGATTTTCTCTATTGAATAAACATCCAATGAATCAATTGTCCAGATACCAAATTGTGTATATGTTCCCGGAGTCCTCGATACTATTGGATTATAACTGCCACCACTTGCCGCCAATGTCAACGTAGTCAACACATTCCACGCACTCCAAGTACTATTATCCGTTGAAGTACGGCTGGCAATTTGGTATCCCTTAATTGGACTCGTACCACTTGATGCTCCACTCCAAGTCAGTGTAATCGTTTCATCACTATATGCTGCAGGGGAGGCAACAGCAGTCGTTGCTGGCTTTGGTACCGTATTCCTGCGGACGCTGTTTGTGGATACTTTCCAGCTAGAGTAATAACTAGCTCCTGCTGTACCACGGGTTCGTACACGAAATCTTCGGTAATTACCTCGCGTTGAGGGCGGTGCTACTGATACACTGCCACTTGATGCTGTGGTGGTCACAGTTGTCAGAGCAGTCCATGCTCCCCATGTGATGTTATCGGCAGAATCACTATATTGAATCTCATAACTAGAAATCGTATTATTGATGCCCCCAGAAGCACCACTCCAAGAAAGAGTCACATCCCCTTCCGCAAGTGTTGGAGAAACCGTACAAGTTGTTGGTGCTCCACAAGCTGTAGTGAGCAATGGAGAGCTTAATACCGTATAGCTTGAATTGGTAATCACACCTGAGGTTAATGACAATCGTCCATCAGATACTACTTTAAATGTGACTGGCTGGTTTGCATTACCTGTAGTGGAAGCACAGGTCACCGAAACATATCTGATCCTTGGTGTGGTCCCTTCCCAGTTATCGCCGTCCGCTGCTTTAATACGCACCTGTGAAGAAGATCCATTTACAGTCATCGTGCAAAGCAATGCATAACCACTACGGATAAAGGAACCTGATGAACCCAACGCAGCGGATATGGTGAAGTTGTATGTCATTTGACTATTATTAGGTCGACTTTTAGTATAAGTAATCGTGTAATAAACGGCTGGGCTGGAACCCGCCTGCAGAGTAACGCCGTTAATATCCGCCACTTATATTCACCTCCTATTCATAAACCGCAGAAACTAGCGAGTTTACCAACCCGCAAAGACTAGTATTCAATCGGGTATCAACAATGTTATTTGCTGAAATCGACGTAGCAGCAGAAGGTACTAAAATATCAGCAATACCAAGTTCATAGACATCGCTTGTTCTTGTTAGCTCTGGAGCTATGGGCGATGCTGTTGGAGTACCAGTAACAATGGCAAGCTGAATACTTCTTGTAATTTGGCTTAGGCGAACCACAACTCGGTCTATGCGTGGATTGCTCCCATCTGCTGTAGCGAGAGGTTTGTTTAAATCATCTGTGTTTTCATATCTATAACCATTAATCCATGCACTGCCTGGTGCTATGGTTACTGCTAATCCAATCCCAGGAGATACCAATAGGTTTGTTGGTGTCGCATAAAATACACCATTTGAAACAAGGCTTCCAAAATATGCAGCGAAGTCCGTTGCATCATAGACTCTATCCCCATCGGATGAATTGAAAAATCCACTTTTCTCCATTAATCACTCCTCCTTCTATATCGTTTTTGTATACTCTATTACTACATAGCCTGTATACGCGGTTCTATCATTGCCTGGTTCGACTACAATGTCGGTCTTATTTGCGAAGAGACCAATTTGCGATTCAAAGTTGTTATACCGAGCAAGGGGCAGTGGCAAGAAAACACTTCCGTTCGTGACAAAGCCGGATAAACTGACAACAGTACTGAGGTTTGCTATACCATGAGGTACATGTTTTGGTGTTGTATCTGTAAGGGAACCGAGATTTATCTGTTTACGATAAATCGTCTTGCCATCTATCCATAGTCGCCCTGTGTTTTGTTCTGTAGTTGAATAATCGCTAAAGGAAGAAGCCAGTTTAGTAGCAGTAATTGTACGGTCTGCAATTTTTAAACCTGTAACTGCTCCGTTTGCAATTCTTGCAGTAGTTACAGGTTCGTTATTGATATTAAGCCAGTTTGCTTGACCAGAAGGATTATCAAATACGAAAACGGAAATCACATAGAATGTCATGGTATTGCGAGAAATGAAGAAACCCATTGCCCGCTGATAGCCATTTCCCGTATCGTCACCGTTATGTTTTATCAAAAAGACATGCCCATCGTCACTTGGCTGGTCACTAAACTTATTTCCGCTCCATGAAGTGAAATAAAAGGCATCTCCAGGGTTCATATGGTACAACGCATATTGGCCAATCGATATAGTACCTCCACCCACATTAATCTCCAGTGCAGGTAATTTTCCATATAGATTGTTAATAGTAGATGCAACGTTGTCTCCTTGAATCTCTGAATCTACCTCCGTCAAGTCGCCTAAGGTTTCCTCAACTGTTACTAGCGTATCCTCCACGGCTCCTAAAGCCTGTGCAATTTCAGATATGCCAGTTGGAGCGGATATTGCTGTTTTTACCTCACTTAACTCAGAGCGGACTTTTTGGGCGATTGTCAACTCCGCTTTTCCGAACACTACGCTGATGCTCTGTCCATCTGCGTCATAGGTTTCTTCGACTTCGGTGATGCGCGTCGTCATGGATACACCCCAGGCTTTGGAAATGACTTTGACAGTCTGCCCAAGATCGAAGTCTACTTTATATGTTAAATTGCCGTGTGGATTGATAGATGTATCAAATGAATAGCGTATGGCTTGCTCACTCAGCTTACTTTGACCTCGAAAGATTAGTGTATCAATGTATTCTGAACCAAAGTCTTCTGCCCGCAAGTCCTTAGCATCCACGAAAATTTCGTGCCTTGTCTCACCAGAGCCACTTGTAATTGCAACAAAAGTTCTGTCTTCACCTTCTCCTTCGCCAGCAACAAGAGCTGTGTTGGCATAATCTCCAGCACTTATTGTATAAATCTGTTCCGTTAGGTTTTCATATTCCTTAGAAAATACTGCTTGTGATTCCGTTCCTCTATACAACGATACGGTAAAAAGACCCGTCGCAGGAGTGAACACGGTCTTAATGCCAATATCTGAAGCAACACATAGTCCTGTCACAGCCTCCATCAAATTTCGATACGATACCTGTGTGCTGATGGGAGCATTTAAGTTTGGAGCAGAAAAAGATATATTTGATATCTTCCTTGCTGTATCAGAAGGATTGATAAGATTATTATTTATCAGCTGCTCTACACATACAGAAATGTCACCAGAGAGTTTCTCCGTTTGCCATACAATGCGGCGGGAAAGGAAGGAAGTTGCAAAGCGACCACTTGCAGTAATAATTTCATGCTCGGTTTGAGAAAGTTCCAGATGCTCAATGATCCCGGCTTCCTCATCATCATTTTTCCAGATGATATTCCCTTCCTTTAAGAGTTCTGTATTCTCCGGAGTTGCAATCGCTTTTAATTCAAATGAGCCACACTGGGAATAGCGCCTCGTCCAGCGCAAGTACTCGAAAGATTCCACAATTCCCACAAGCTCCCGATTTGTATTAAAGATATATAGTTCCATACTCACACCCCCAGAAACTGTGGACGAAAGTAAATACTAACCTCTAACAGTTCCATATTGACTGAAGCATCGTAGCGCAGTGTGTTAAGACCAGCGGAAAGTTGAAAGAACGCCGAAGTGGTATCTAATAACGAAAAAGCATTTGTAATCGAAGAACCCTCCACTTTTACTACACGCTTTCCGGCGAAATGAGTATATACACGCAGCTCGTCTCCGGCATCCATTGTCGTAAGAAGCCGAATGTATTCACCAGTGTCTATCTTTAAGAGTTCAGGGTTCGACACAGTACCTAAAGCTCGGAACACAATCTCACATCCGCAAGATACATCCCCGATATTTTCCACCGTAATGATTTGGCTAGGCTGACGCATTCCAAACTCCATCCCGCTCATTGGGATTTCTAATTCAAACTCAAATAGCGGTATCCATGATGCCAGTTCCTCTCGCACCTCATTTAATGTCTCGAAGAAAGGGGATGGGCAGAGTAGACTGACAAAGAAGTTTGGTATTCGTTGCCGATTAGAAACACTAAAACCTGCCTCCTCCACCACGCAGGATATCTGTCGGTCACGGTATTGAAGGGTCCCTAGTAGCTTTGGGCTGAATATTTGAAGGAAGTGTTGTCTCCTTTTATAAGCTTCATCGGGAGTATCAGCAACAACCGTACCTTCAATCGTTATGTTTCGCATATCTAGTGTGGAGGAAATATAAAAAGCGCCATCCTGATCCGGCGCCTTGAAAGTGTTGACGGTTTGACGAATATTTCCAGTACCGTCTACCTTCGTAAGAAAGTACGGTCGGCTTTGCTTAAGCGTAATACTCTCTCCATCTCTATTGGTGTATGTTAGCTCCATTTCCGTACCTCCCTTACAATTCCAGTGCCAGTTTACGGGATAGGTTCTTAAACTCCCGTGCTAATTCTTTTTCTGATAGAGCTTTAGGTGTCACAACTGAAATATTTTGAGTGATACTTGAACCCGTGGCATTACCTTGTCCAGATACACCTCTGTAATTAAAATCAAAACTGGTTGGTACTGCATTTTGCATATCCTTTGAAACTGCTGTCATTGCATCCTCAAAACCCACACCGATACCTTCACCCATGTTGTGACCAATTCCAGCAAACAGAGCAGAGGGGGATTTGATACCAAAGAAGTCTTTAATCTTCGATACCACATTACCGAAAAATCCAGAGATTTTATTCCATAGCCATGCCCCTGCGTCTGAAATCCCCTTCCACAATCCTTTAATTAAATTTCCGCCTACTTGAGACATTTGACCGATATAACCAGTAAAGGCTCTGACTAGTCCAGATATAATCTGCGGTACTGCTTTAACAATCTCCACGATTATCCTTGGCAGATTTGCAATCAGTGCCACAAACAGTTGTACACCCGCTAAGATAATCTTATCGATGTTACCAATAATGGCATTGACCAGCGAGCTAACAATCTTGGGAATAGCACCTACAACAGTAGTAATAATCTGCGGCAATGCTTGGATTAGAGATACCAAAAGCCGGATACCTGCATCAATAATCAAAGGAATCGACCCAATAACAGCACTGATGATACTGTCGATAATTTGCGGTATTGCTTCCACAACTGCTGTAATAATGGTAGGCAAAGCTGTAACCAGTGAGGTCAATAATTGAATACCCGCTTCAATAATCTGCGGAATAGATTTAATGATAAAATCCACTATTGCTTTGATGATGACAGGCAATGCAGAAGTAAGCTGTGGTATGGCATCTACCAATCCCTGTGCTAATCCTAAAATCAACTGCAAAGCGGCATCCAAAATGAGCGGTAGGTTATCCATCAATCCTTGGACAATCTGCATAACTGCAGAAACTGCCGCAGGGATGAGTTGTGGTAACGCTATGCCGATTCCCTCCACAAGTGCTGTTACTAATTCAATTGCTGCATTTATTAGCAGTGGAAGGTTATCAATTAATGCACCGACAATCGTCATTAGAGCACTTACTGCAGCTGGGATAAGTTCCGGTAAAAGATTTAACATTGTTTCCAGTACTTGCGTGAATATATTTGTAACTAATTCAAGAAGCATTGGTAGCAATTCTGCAACCGCCGCTAATATTGCGCCTGTCGCTGTTGGCAAGGCGGCTACGATATTTTCTAAAACCGGTACAATATTAGTGACAACCGCCTCGAAAGCATCAACAAGATTCTCAGTCAGATTCGTCATATCAGCATTGGCATTACCGAGTCCAGCTGTAAATGAACCAAGTGCGGCCTGTAGTAACCCAATAGAACCGGAGATTGTCTCGGTTGATTCTTTTGCAAAGTTACCTGCATACTGCTCTGTGTTCTCAAAGAACATTTGCATTGCTACTTCGGCTTTTTCCGCTTGTGTTGCAGTATTCCAAGTGAAATCCAGACCCTTTGCGAGAGCATAGGCTTCGATGTTTGTAGCGTTCATCGCAACACCTAAGTTATCCATCATATCAAAGTTACCCTTTGCCGCCCCAGTGACTGCCTCCAATGCCGAGGACATATCAATACCCATAACAGATGCCATGTCTGCCGCACGTTGCATAGCCTTTTCAGTTAGCTCAAGACTTCTCTGTTGCTGTATACCAGAACCTTGGAACAACGCACCCATTTTGTTGGCGGTCGCAAGATACTCACTTTGGGAAACCCCAAGATTTTTATAAGCTTCCTCACCCGTTTTCTGAATCGATGCAGCGTATGCACCAAAAACTGCCTCCGATCCACCTAGGTTTTGTTCTAATTCTCCGAACTGAGTAACTACCTCTTTACCTAACTTAATAGCCGCGGCTCCAGCGGCAACGGCAACCGCACCCATCGCCACACTAATTCCCTTAAGTACACCCCCAAGCTTTTCAAACCTGCCACCAGCATCCTCTGCACTTTTACCAGAATCCTCTAACTCTTCACCGAGATTATCCGCTTCAATTGTGGACTCTTCTAGTTCACGCTCCATTAGATTCAGTTCTGCCTGAGCCCTATTTAATTGGATCTGCCAGTTTTGGGTGCGGCGGTCATTTTCACCGAAAGAGGAGGAGGCATTGTCAAGGGCAGCCTTAAGGGTTGAAATCTTTTCTTTCTGTGCGTCAATTTCTTTATTTAAAACGGCATTTCGTGCCGTGATCGATTGAATGGATTTATCATTCTTATCAAATTGACTGGTTACAAGGGCCATTTCACTACCTAGTACCTTAAATGATTGATTGATTTCCGAGAGCGCCTTCTTAAATTCTCGCTCACCCTCGACACCTATTTTTAATCCAAAATTGTCCGCCATCCCTCCACCTCCCAGCTTTAGAGTACATGAAAAAGGAGCAATCTTTTGATTGCTCCAAAATAAAATGTTAGTTATTTTTTCATTAATTTCCTTAGGAGTAAATTCCACAAATACCAATCTACTGTTAATACAAGAACAACTGTATGAATCTATATTCCTGTTTACAGCTACTACTCTTACCCAATTTTTCTAGCTGTTACCTCAATTTGATATTTAGCTTCATCTGTTTTTTTATAGATGCCGCTTGTAGAAAAATACTCTGAACCTGATATAGCAGGTATTCTTGCTCGTTCTGATAATCCTCCATCAACAGGGGTGTATCCATATTTTGACATAATAAATTTAATCATTCGTCCAACATTCTGTCTGGCAGTTGTATTTTTGTTATCATCAGTAACAACAACAGGGAAATTAGAATTTTCATTAAACTTATTTTCTAAATCCTTTGCTATTAATGTTAATACTGGTAATTCCATTTCTGATGCAATTATCATTTTGAACACGATTGCTGGATCTACCAAATAATCCATAACCTCTTCAACCCCATTTTTTCCATTATGGACATCAAGCATCTTTGTCTTTTTCATAAATTCTTCTTTAATACCCATCATCATTCTCCTTTTAATATCAATTTAATGTTACATATGCGTTACATTAAAATATTTCTATGCAATTAATGTATCATATACGTTACATTAAAACAATATCTAATTAGAAAATAATGTACTTTATATGCCAAGTGGGATAATATCGTCAATGGTTCGAGTTTTCTTTGTTTTTTCAATCCCATGCCATTGCTTGTGGCAAGTCCATAAATCAAAAAACAGTCCAATTGGCATAAGCCAGAATTCCTCTGCTTCCATGCCCATCTGAACCGTTCCATAATAAAGAAGCCGGGTAAAGACCTCAGCGTCTGTTACCCGACTTCCACGTTTTTTGGAGTCCCCTCCTCACTTTCTACATTTCGCTTTGTACCTTTGAACATCGCCTCGGTAATTGCAGTTTTATATGCCGCTAAGTCAAGTGGTGAGGTAAGAAGCTCCACTTCTTCCTCTGTCAGCAATTCTTCTGGTGCGTTCTTATTCTTAAGGTTTCGAATCAAAATGGACTGGTTTGCAAGCAGCGTGATTAGCCAAACAATCTCATCAAGTGCCATCTCGAAGTTTTCTGATTTCATCAGTTTTTCTCCAAGGTTTTCAAGACCACCATAACGACCGGCAATGGCCTTTGTAGCTCGTGTAGTTAAAACCAGTTCATACTCTTTGTCACCTATGTTAATTGTGGCACTTCTCTCATTATCCATGATTTCTCCTCCTATGGTACAGGTGTATAAACAGGTTCATAGACCTCAGTGAACCAACCTGTTATGGTGGTCGATGAAACACCAGGATCACCTTCTGTAACTTCAGCTTTCCATGGATGTTTGCCCAATCCATCCAGCTTATTCCTGCGCATAACGGTTCCTTCAATGGTGGGTGTGGAAAAGGTAATGGAGTCAGCTTTAGTCTGTAAGTTTGTTGCTGGTAGTCCGAACTTAACGCGATACAGCCAAAAATAGCGATATGTTCCATTAGCCCTTTGCGCACGAAACCCCACTGCAACAGGTGTACCCACGTTTTCACTGGCTGAGATTAGTACCCCGTTGTCATCAGTAGAAGCGCCAGTTAAATCCGCTGCGACCGTTGGACCAATGTCGTCTACACCGAGAGTGAGAGTACCACTGTTAAAGTCTTTCACAACCTCAGCCGCACCGTCGTCAGCATACAGAATGGCTTCCACTAGTTCAACCGAAAGTTCAGCAGTGATGGCTTTTGCAAGTACAGAAGGTTGGGCATAAGTTTCCTCACCGTTAGCGTCCTCTGTTATTTTTGAATAGTACAGTCTATCCAGACCAATCGTTGCCATTTGTTATTCCTCCATTCTATAGTTTTTCGCCACATCGATGGCGTAATGGTGATATCCAGTATCATCCTCGTGACCGATATATCTTCGTTCAGTCACAGTAAAATCCGCATTTATTAAAGCAGTTGTGAGCTGCCATTTCCGCTCTAGGTAGTTATTTTTTGAGAACAGTGATATCCTCGCTTCCTGCACATCAAAGCCTGGACGATTATCCGCATGAACTTCAAAAATATCCGAAAGAGGGAGAATCACGACATACTCATCTGGTGCCAAACCTGAAAAAACCCCGGTTTCCACGGGGAGCGGTATGGCGGTCACAAGTGTATTAAGTTCCTCTAAGATATTCATATTTTGTCGATCTCCTCCTCCAGCTTGGCAACCATTGCGTTGATGCAGGGTTTCCTAGATGCATTCCTCGCAGGCTTTAGGAAGGGTTTTGCAGGCTGACCATGCTTCCCATATTCGATGATGCTGGCAAGTTTAGCATTGCTCTCACCATCAGAACGTGGCTCTGCAAAGCCAACTTTTACATTGAAGTTACCGTTTCTATCCTGCTTTGCACCAGAAAGGCCCAGTGAAGATAGCAATTCTCCAGTACTTTTGGATGGATATTTCGTGTCCTTGCCAACCACCTTACTTAGATTTCCCTTGACTTTATCTAGCACCACTTCACCGCCAACTTCCAAAACCTTAGGAAGAATCACATCGGTTTGGTCAGCTAATCGGGATACCTTTAAAAGGAATTCTTCTGGCATCTTTATATTCGCTTTTGCCATATTCATCACCTCACAGTTGGTTCTAGCTTTTCGGCTAAAACCTCGACATACATACCTCGATTTCTTACATCCTCAACACTTAAAATTTGATATCTGCCATCATCGCAGACGATAACCATTTCATTGGTCACCTTAAGTCCGAAGATTTTCCTAAACCTGAATAGGGAAGTTGCAGATGAAAATGATGCCATATTCGTCCATCGCTCACTGCCATGCCGATCTTCCTTGTAAGCAAGTACACTTGCGAGTATGTTGTCACCTTTTGTGGCGAAGCCTTCCGCATCCTTTATGGGTATCGTGCTAATGATATCGATGAAGGTGTTCATCTTCCCAAAGCTCACGCTAAACACCCCACTCTCGATCAAGTCGTAAAAGCAAGTTCACTGTGTTCCATACTTGTTGCCCCGCCTGTACACTATCAGCAAAGAAACCTGCCGTCGAGCCATCTCTACTTTCATAGAAATGACTCGACAACATGATCACTGCTTGTTCTGTTGTTGGAGGCATAGCATGTGTTTCATAATGGTTTTCAGGAACGTGCTGATAGCTCTGTGCATAGGAGACTGCAGCAGTGATAAATCCAATAAGGAGGGCATCATCCTGATCATGTGCTAAAATTAAGTTCGCTTTAACTTTAGGCAAGAGATTATCTGCCACTGCCATACCACCAACCTCCTTTACATTCCACCTTAGTCAGCCTCCATAAGCCCAGCTGCTTTTAGTTTGGCAAGCAGGGCATTGAAGTCCGTAACTAGACCAGCAACATCGGTGGCGGTGCTGTCTACCTGGTTTTCAGCAACAGGAAGCCCCGTAACCGAGGCCCCTTCTTTAATTTCTAAAATACCGCCGATGACAGTTTTTTCTCCGCCTTGTTCGGTATAATTCTTCGTGTTATAACTCATAAGGCACCTCCGTTAGGCTTTCTGTTGGAGTACCTTAACGGCCTCCGGTAAGATAAGCTTTCCATCAACTCGTTGAGTCGCAATAAATCCTACTTGACCTGTAACAGCATAGAGTTCATTTAATCGTTTGAATACTCGTCCTTGACGGTCTGCCACCCAGTAATAACTAAAATCACCGAATACCACAGTCTTTGCACCTGCTTCAATAGTAGGTACATATGATGAAGTGTACAGTGGGCGGTTAAGAATCGTATCAGGTGTTCCCGCTTGGATGGAAGGTTGCCATAGGTACTGGCCATTACCGTCTTTTAATTTACGGATAGCTTTTATAGTGGCATCATTCATTACGAATACTGCCTTATTACGATAAGGTGCTTTCAAGCTGTAGAATAAATCTAAAACCTCATCCAAAGTAATGGCAGTGGCACTTGCCGCAGTAACCCCAACTTGACCGCCGCCTGTGGCATTTAAAATCCCTGTTGGCTTTCCTGTACCGTCACCTATGAAGAAGGCTTCCTCCTCCTTGTTACCAATGCGACGGGCGAATTCTCTTGTGATGTAGCTTTCGAGATTAAACACGGAATCGTTTAGTAGCTCCTCAGAGACTTTAATCATTGTCGCTAGTTTATAGGCCCCGATGGATACTTGACCGAAGCTGTCATCACTTTCTGGGATAGCTCCTTCTTCATCTATCCAGCTTGCTGTACCTTTGCTTGCAACAACAGGAATCTTACGGTCACCAGAAGATGTAGTGATTACATTAGCCAATCTACGGAAAATATTTTCTTCCTCAAGAGCTTCTACTAGAGTACGTTCAAACTCATCTGGTACAAGGAATCCGCCTTCAGAATCAGTGCCAATCTTTAGAGCGTTTCTTACTTCATAGCTAACATTGTCACGCATCGCATTCCAGAAAGCTTTTTTGTATTCAGCACTTGCACGACCGGTCTTTTCCTCTCCAGTTCTAGTAGGTTCGTTGGTAATTGGGTTACTGGTTGCTTTCGACAGTTCCAAGTCGATAGATGCTTGGCGTTCTAAACGTTCAATTTCCTTACCAAGAGCCACCACATCGGCTTCCATTTTTTCATAGGTTGTCGTGTCCTCAGCGGATAACAGTCCATCACCGCCACGTTTTGAATCAAGGAATGCCTTTGCTGCATCCCATGCTTTAGCGCGTTTCTCACGCAATTCAAGAATTTTACTCATCGTTATTTCCTCCTTTAAATTAGTGCGAAATTAAAGAAAGCCGCTTATCCAGCGACTCAATGGGTGTACCTGTTTTCTGTTTTGGTTGTTTTGGTAGTTTGCTGATAAGCGAGTTAGTAACCGCCATCCTGCTAAAAATAAGACTATCTGTCAAATCCGGTGCTTCACTTTCCATGAACATAATCTTGTCTGCAAAACCAAGTTCAATAGCCTTATTTGCATTCATCCATGATTCTGCATCCATCAGATGGGAGAGTTTTGTTCGGGAAAGACCCGTCTTTAACTCATAGGCATTAATAATACTTTCCTTGACCTCATCTAATAGAGCCTTTGCTCGAAGCATTTCCTCACTGTCACCGATGGCAATCGTTGATGGGTTATGAATCATTAGCATGGATACAGGAGACATATATACATCTCCACCTGCCATAGCAATAACGGATGCCGCACTTGCCGCAAGCCCATCAATCTTTACAGTGACTTTTCCGGTATACTCCATAAGCATGTTATAAATCTGAGCTGCTGCGAACACATCACCACCAGGGGAATTAATCCACACCGTAATATCGCCGGTGCCTGCCAGCAATTCATCTTTAAATATCTTAGGTGTGACTTCATCACCCCACCACGTTTCTTCGGATATCACTCCATTTAAATAGAGGGTACGTTCTTCATCAGAATCACGCACCCAGTTCCAGAACTTCCTCATTTACTGACCTCCTTCAGTTTTGGCAAACGCACCTGCGTCAGCCAGTTTTGTCATATTTCCGTTAACCAGATATAAATCGCCACCTTCCTCAGCTGGTATGCGGTTCATATCCTCCAGTTCACGGATATCGTTGGCTGACATCCAGCCATTTTGTCGGCCTGTAGCGTAGCCATTCATACGACTTTGGTAATCACCACGAAGCAGTCCATCCAAATTGAACTTAATAAATAGTGAAGTTTTTTCAGAAGGCAAAATAAGCGATTGCTGGAGACTTTGCTCCCATCGCACCACCCACGGATCGAGGGTGTATTTTACAAACTCTAAAGACTGCTGCTCAATATTGGAGAAACTAGACTTCTCAAGATCACCCACCATATGGGGCGGCACTCGGAAAATCCTCGCAATCTCATTAATTTGGAATTTCCGTGTTTCAAGAAATTGTGCCTGTTCCGGTGGAATACCAATGGCTTGAAACTTCATGCCCTCTTCCAATACAGCGATTTTGTGAGCATTGCCTGTGCCTTGGTAGGCACTATTCCAACTATCCTTGACCCTCTGTATATCTTTGATTACTCCTGGGTGTTCCAGCACACCTCCGGGATTTGCACCATTGGCAAAGAATGCCGCACCGTACTCTTCAGTAGCAAGTGACATACCGATTGCATTTTTCGCCATGGCGATAGGGCTATAACCAATGAGTCCATCAAAACCTAAGCCAGGAATGTGAAGAACCTCATCTTTACGGAGTGTGATATAGCCGCCTTTTGGATTTAGGCCACTTTCGTCCGTATCACGGTAATAGGTATAGACCAGCTCACCATTTGTTGCTCGGCTAACCTCCATCTTGTTGGGGAGTAGGGGATAAAGCGCCACTGCCTGCCCACGACCGTTTCTGACCACCTGTGCATAGGCATTTCCCCAAAGTAAAAGATGACTCATCAGTGTTTCTCGAAACACGAATGAAGTCATCTCTGGATTTGGTTCATCATGAAGAAGGTAATACAGCGGGTGGAAAGGAATCTTTTCTTTACCTCCATCAGAACGATATCTATATACATGAAGTGGCAGTCCTGCAATCGCTTCAGCAAGTATCCTTACGCAGGCATACACTGCTGTTGCTTGCATTGCAGTACGCTCGTTCACTGTTTTACCAGATGACGTACCACCAAACAGGAAGGAAAATGCACTACCCACACGGTTTTGCGGTTTGTCCCTTGACCGAAACAGTCCTTTTATTAGATTCATAGGCGTCACCTCCGAATATAAACTTTGTGTTAACCATTAAGGTTTAAAAGACAATCAAACCTCTCTCGTCATACACTGAATCTCCGCTATTACCTGAGCCGCAACGGATAGCACGATCAAGTGCCATGATAGTCGCTACCGCACCATCTATCTTTTCTGTACTTTTTTCCTTATCCGGTTTCACGTTGCCTGCCGGATCAGTTTTTATAAAAATGTTGTCTATCATCCAACGAAGCACTGGATGCCCACCGTGAGCTATTCTTTCTTCTAATGTCAATTTCATTAGTTCTTTGGTTGGCGGTGACATATCTTTAAAGCCTTGACCGAATGGAACGACAGTAAAGCCTGCTCCTTCAAGGTTCTGAACCATTTGAACTGCTCCCCAACGGTCAAATGCAATTTCTCGAATGTTATACTTTTCGCCAAGTTCTTCAATAAACCGCTCAATGTAGCCGTAATGCACTACATTGCCTTCTGTGGTTAGAATATATCCCTGTTTCTCCCAAAGATCGTATTGAACATGGTCTCTTCGGACTCGAAGGTCAATGTTGTCCTCTGGCATCCAAAAATACGGAAGAACAATGTATTTATCTGTTTCATCCTCCGGTGGGAAAACTAGTACAAAGGCTGTAATATCTGTTGTAGAAGATAAGTCAAGACCTCCATAACACACCCGTCCTTCGAGACTTTCTGGTATAACTGGAAATGCACAGGCATCCCACTTTGCCATTGGCATCCATCGAACAGATTGTTTAACCCACTGATTTAGGCGCAATTGCCGGAAGCTGTTCTCCTCAGCTGGGTTCTGCTTTGCACTTTCACAAGCAGCTCTTACTTTGTCAATCCCCACTGTGATTCCCAAGCTTGGATTTGCTTTTTTCCACACTTTTGGGTCTGTCCAATCATCCTCTTCTTTAGCTCCGTAGATTACGGGGTAAAAGGTGGGATCGTATTTTCTGCCCTCAATAATATCAACCGCTTTCTGGTGTGTTTCGTAGCAGATACTCTGGGTATCCGTCCCCGCAGTGGTGATAAGAAAATATAGCGGTTGAGTTCTCGCATCCCCAGATCCTTTCGTCATAACGTCAAATAATTTCCTGTTTGGCTGAGTATGAAGTTCATCAAAAACAACACCATGTATATTGAAGCCGTGTTTAGAGTAGGCTTCAGCCGACAATACCTGATAGAAGCTGTTGGTCGGCAGGTACACCAATCGCTTAGTTGAAGCCAGCAACTTTACACGTTTATTCAGTGCCGGACACATCCGCACCATATCGGCTGCTACTTCAAATACAATTGATGCCTGCTGGCGGTCGGCAGCACAACCGTACACCTCCGCCCGTTCCTCCCCATCACCGCAAGTGAGGAGAAGTGCAATTGCTGCGGCAAGCTCGCTTTTTCCCATCTTTTTAGGTATTTCTACATAAGCAGTGTTAAACTGCCGATATCCATCTGGCTTTAAAATCCCGAATAAATCACGGATGATTTGCTCCTGCCAATCGATAAGTTCAAAAGGCTTACCTGCCCATAAACCTTTCGTATGGGAGAGTGCTTCGATAAAAGCCACAGCGTAATCAGCAGCATCCTTATCGTAATATGACCCATCAGCTATAAAGGCGGTCGGCTTATATTTCTTCAGTTTCCGCATAAACACCGCCCCTTTTATGAAAAAGGACAAAAGAAAAGAGCCTCAATCCTATAGATAGAAGCCCTTCTCCTTATCCTGTTTAATTTTATTTACTTATTTCCATCCACTTCCCCTGTCATTATGAAATGAGCATATTCCGCTTTATGGTCTATTAAATAGACTACCAATTCATAAAACCCTCGTTCATTTGCTTCATACTGGACTCGGTTCACATCAAACATATTTGTGACTCCACTTTTACGGATGGAAAGGATTTGTTCCTTAATTATCTCATTCATTGATTGCCTCCTCCGATTCAGCTGAATCGGTTGTCGCTTTGCGCAGGATATCCACATCGAAGCCCGCACTCTTATAACCTTCTAAAATGGTACTGTAATAATAACAGCTCGGTTGTCCAAGCGGTCTTCCGTCATTCATAATGTAGACCATCGCCTTGAAGGTTTTGCCGTTCAATTTCACTTTTACGGTTTCCTTGCGATAAAGGAAAGGCCATCCTTCGTAGCGGTCAAGTGCTGCCTCATCAGCCGGTGTGATTTCCCACACCAACACGGGTACACTGTCTCCCTTAAAAGGCTCAATGGTTGCCACAGCGCCCGCGTGTGCCCCTCTAAATAACAAGCGGTGATTATCGATTTGGCTTGTTCCTACCACCTTCGCTGTGGGGCATCTGTTGGACATCTGCTCCAGGTTGAGGTTGGAGCCATAGGCAAGATATAATTTACTATTCATTGTCATCCTCCTTCTTAGCTTTTGGGTTTAAGGGCAGCTCAGGCCGCCCGAAACCGCCATGCAGCTGAACCCGAAAGTGCTGCGGTTAAATGTTCTCTGCAGTTTGCAAATTCGTCGCCAATAAAACCAATTCGGTTTAGGTAGGTTCTCATGGCGAATTTCTCATTCTCAATTTGAGGTTTCTTTGTCGATGCACACTTTTGCGTTACGGCTTGGTGGTTAATGGCGAGTGCTAGAACAATGTAGCTTCTTATCCTCCCAGCATGAAGCTCGCTGTTAAACCCTCGAAGTTCAACTGTATGGTTTCCAGTAAAAAAGCTGTGAAGGTTGAGGAAATGGTAGCGGCTATTGTGATAGTGGGCGCTTCTACTCTCACTGTAACCTTCGTACCAAATGTCCTCAATTTCTCTCAAAGTTTTAGGCTTCTTGCGGTTCATTTTCTCAACCAAAATGCTGTCCATCTTTTTGCAGTAGTTCATTCTCTGCGGTGCAATTTGAAGTGCTTTGTAAAATAAGTCGTTTTTGCTTGCGATGATATTTACAAAGTTTCGAATACTTCTTGGTGTATGCTTAGCACCGTCTAGATGAATATGAATGCCGCAAGATGTATTTGTAAAGGCTCCGGCTTTGCGGAGCTTTCTCACCAGCTCTTGTAATGTTTCAATATCCTCTTGGTAGGTAAGAATGGGGCTGACTAACTCGACGCTGTATTCTCTGCCAGCGGCAACCTTCCTTCCACCTTCTTTTCTTTGGCAGTGGATGCTCCCGTCACTCATAAACTTCCAAACCCTACCGTCTGGTGCTGTTACCTTTTTCGTATCGTAATAGGTCCCGCCTTCAGCATAAGTACCTTGTAGAAATTCAGTAACAACCTTTGCTGCTCTTTCCCTTGTGATTCCTGTGAACTCGATTTCGATTCCAAATTTTGCGTTTAACATTTTTCTCGCTCCTTCTAAAGTGTGTGTGTCCTTTCGGCATGTACATATATCACTCTAAAAGGCTTTTATAGCAAGACAATTTCGCAATATAAATCTACATATTTACTGCCATATTTGGCTCGAAATGTGTATGGTTACTCTTCGATTTTCTTGCATAAATCCTCACCAAAGGTCACTCCAAGGGAACCACCGGAATCCCAACTGACGTGAATCGTTCCGATGTCATCAACACTAGTAACCGTGCCTTTAGCTCCAGGTTGAAGTTTTGTATATGGGTCGTTCATTCTAAGTAGCATGACACGGGTTCCTGGAGTGTAATAGCTTCTAAGTTGCTTTAACATTTCTGGGTGAATGATATTCATTGTTCACTCACCTCCTGCTTGGCCGCCCCGCTTTTGAAAGCAGAGCTACCTGATAGCTTGGAGAGGAGAATCTTTCGTTCCGTTTTATATTCTGGGCCGATGAAGCCAAGCCTGAGAAGGAAGCAACGGAAAGCGTACTTTTCATTCTCTACTGATTTCTCGGTGGAGTTGACGCGGGTCTGTTTTTTCGCCATTTCGCAAAGTGCTGTTATAAAATGGGTGTATGCCTTAACTTCTTCTGCTGAGCACTCACCTTGAAACCAAGGGAAGGCGACAATTTCTTCAGTTACATTGATTGGAATGGAATCCGTATCAAGTGCTGTCTTTATAAGAGCTGCTTTACTCTCTACCAATCCTTTTAAGTTCTCAAGGGCTGTGTCGGTAAAATCTGCCCGTGGCATTTGAATTATCAGATTGATAGATTCTTCAGTTTCATTCGCTTCTGTTTTCTGAGATGGTGTACCAAATTCTTCTGAAATTGGCTTTAAGTCGTGAAGTCCCAATAGATTACCAACCAGTTCAGAGTTATCTGGCCCACTGAGTACTCCGTTTTTGTCAATATTGTAGTCAGCCACCTTATATGCAAATGTAGGTGCACCGAGGTATTTAACAGGAACATTCAGTTCTTGGCTGATTGCATTAACCAGTGCTTTTCTTTTTAGTCCTGTAACATTATAGTTAATCTTCATCTTCATACCGCCTTTCTATTTTCGGTACGTACATATATCACTCTAAAAGCTGTTAATATCAAGTCATTTAGAGCATCTTTCTGTAGAAAATACTGTTTTATTAATCGGCGGTATTTTGTAAAACCACATCTGGCAAATCACAATATCTTAACTCAACACCATCTCTTAATAGAAATACGCCTTCAGAGTTTCCAACCTGCTCAATATACCTTTTCACAATGACATCACAGTACTTTTCATCCAGTTCAATGGTGTAGCAAATTCTATCTGTCTGCTCACAAGCAATCAGTGTACTTCCTGAACCACCAAAGGGATCAAGCACGATGCAGTTACTAAGACTCGAATTCATAATGGGATATGCCACAAGTGCCACTGGTTTCATGGTTGGATGGTCGCCATTTTTCTTTGGTTTCTCAAACTCCCAGATGGTGGTCTGCTGGCGGTCTGAATACCAGAGATGCTTGCCTTTCTTTTTCCATCCAAAGAGTACCGGTTCATGTTGCCACTGATAAGGGGAACGACCGAGAACAAGGGATTGCTTCTTCCAAATACAAGTGCCGGAAAGATAAAACCCTGCATCGGAGAATGCTCTTCTAAAATTGAGTCCTTCCGTATCGGCATGAAATACATAAATAGAAGCGTCCTTTGCCATCGCTGCTTCAGTATTTTGGAATGCTGCAAGCAGGAAATCATAGAACGCTTCATTACCCATATTGTCATTTTTTATTTTTCCAGCAGAACCTTCATAGTTGACGTTATATGGAGGGTCCGTAACTACCAGATTGGCAGCTTTTCCATCCATCAAGACATCAAAGGTGTCTTTCCTTGTACTATCTCCACAGACAAGTCGATGCTGTCCAAGTATCCAAACATCCCCTAAATGCGAAATAGCGGGCTTTTTCAGCTCGCTATCTACATCGAAATCATCTTCTTTTATATTATCCTTAAGGGAATCCTTAAAAAGATCATCCAATTCTCCTGGGTCAAAACCTGTTAGAGATACATCAAAGTCAGAAGCATTTAGGTCTGTGATAAGTAGCGCCAATTTATCTTTATCCCAATCACCACTTATTTTATTTAGTGCAATGTTCAGAGCCTTTTCTTTTTGCTCATCCATTTCAACTACTACACATTCTATTTCATCCATGCCCATACTCAGCAGGACTTTCAAGCGTTGGTGACCTCCGATAACTCTTCCTGTGGTTTTATTCCATATAACGGGTTCTACATACCCAAACTCCTCAAGGGAACGTTTAAGTTTCTCGTACTCTGGATCACCCGGTTTTAAATCCTTCCTTGGGTTATAGTCAGCGGGGATGAGTTGTTTTGTTTTAATCTTTTCAATCAACATACTTTTCCACCGCCTTTCTAAATTCACTGTACTTATTTACATCCTCCCATGGGAACAGACAACTATTAAAGTGACCATAAACCGCTGTATCAGAATAAATCACATTTCTTAGACGCAGCTTTTCAATGATGGCCGCAGGTCTTAAGTTGAAAGTCTCCTGAGCAGCAATAGTTAGTATTTCATCAGAAACAGTTCCAGTGCCAAGGGTATTTACAGTAAAGGCTACAGGATTTGCCTTACCAATGGCATAGGAAATACTCACTTCACATTTCTTGGCATAACCGCACCAAACGATATGTTTGGCAATATACCGAGTCATGTAAGCACCGCTTCGGTCAACTTTGGTTGGGTCTTTGCCACAAAGAGCACCACCCCCATGGGATGCAAGCCCTCCATAGGTATCGACCATGATTTTTCTTCCAGTCAAACCCGTATCGGCAGCGGGACCACCAAGAACAAACTGCCCCGACGGATTGATAAGAAGCTCGGTTTCATCATCAAAAGGGAAGTCCTCAAAGCACTGCCATAAGACATTGTTAAGGATATCCGCCTTAAGTTCGTCCTGTGTTTTATTCTTATCATGCTGTACCGAAATCACAATCGTCTTTATTCTTACTGGAGTGTCATCTTCATACTCCACAGTTACCTGTGCTTTACCATCAGGAAGAATCCCTTTTATCAGTTTTCCTTTGCGACAATCATCCAGTCTCTTTACGATCCTGTGGGAAAGTACAAGGGGCAGGGGAAGCATTTCTCTTGTTTCCCTTGTAGCATAGCCATACATAGTTCCCTGGTCTCCAGCACCGATGGAACCGTACTGTTCGTTTATCCCATTTCGTGCTTCCAGTGCGGTGTTCACACCAGCCGCAATATCTACACTTTGATTATGTACATATACATAAATCAAAAATTTTAGAGGATTGTATCCCACATCCTTTAGTACAGTTTTTACAATGTCTCTAATATTCACTTTCTCGCTGCAGGAGATCTCGCCCGCCACGATAATTTTTCCTTTAGTCGCCATAACCTCGCAAGCCACCCTTGATGCCCTATCTTTACGTAAGCAAGCTTCCAAAATGCTATCTGCTATGATGTCGCATAGTTTGTCAGGATGTCCGGCGCATACACTTTCTGCTGTTAAGTATTTTTTACTCATTACATCATATCTCCTCAACTTTATTTTCCTCTGCGGGCAGATAGCAGTCGCTCCATCACGTCGTCCTGTGGATTTAAACCAGAATACTCTGTAGCACAATTCTCTCGAACGATTTGATATATCTCCATCCATAGCCTGTTTGTTTGACTCATAAAGTTCTGACTCATCGCTACATAAGGACTTTGAATAGCATTGCCAGTGGTTGGGTGCTTGGCTAGAAAGCCAAACTCGGTTACTGCTTCCTCACACTGTATCCATCTGGCCGCACTCATGGCATATCGCTCTAAAAGCTGTGGAAGTACCAAGTGGGCACAGCCACGTTCCTCAAGCCATTTCCATGTAATTTCATAGATTTCACTCGCTACTAGGGTTTTCCCATCCTTTTGCACTGCGGAGAGCATGGCCCTTGGCTTCGGCATTTCCTGCCCCTTCAGGTCAGCAGTATTCTTGAACTCGACGACTTCAAGCTTTCTTTTACCGGGATTTCCCTCTGCAATTTTGTCAGCAAGTGGTTTTTTCTTTTGACCGGAGCCTATACGGGCACCGCCTCGATTTGTTCCATCTTTGGCCATTCACTCACCTCTTTTCATCGATGGGCCTATTACCCCGTTTGAAACCGCGAATTTTCACGCGTTACCCCACGCCCGTTGCACATCAAAAAAGCTGTGGAGATTTGACTCCCCCTACCGGGTTCCCCAACGGTCTCCATCTTTTGCAGTGATGGTAGAGTGACAGGAAGTACAAAGGGACATAAGATTGCTTCTATCATGTGTTCCACCTCTTGCAAGAGGAAGAATGTGATGCACCTCGGTTGCTGGGGTCAGCTTTCCTTGTCTTTTACACTCCTCGCAAAGAGGATGAGCCGCAATGTAGCGGTCACGTATTCTTTTCCATGCACGACCATATCGCTTACGGGTTGCTGGATCGCGGTCATACTTTTCATACCGTGCGGCTTCCTTTTTAGCATGTTCTTCACAAAACCGTCTGTCAGTCAGTTCTGGACAACCAGGATAAGAGCATGGTCGCTTAGGTTTCCTTGGCATACTACACCTCCTTTTGCCCATAGAAAAAGCCCTCGCAGGAGAAATGCTCCCGTGAAGGCTTCTGTTTGCTATTATTCCATACTACCATTATATAACTTTCACTACGGACAAACAGTGTCATCGTATGCCAACCTGTGCCAAAGTGTGCCAACTTTTATTTAGGCACCTTTAAATGCTGCAAGGCTGATGAGTGAAGTCTATGCACAGTTCTCATAGAAACATTAAGGTTGACACAGATTTCTTCCCAGTTAAGAAAGTTAATGTAACGGTAGCGAAGAAGCAGCTTCTCATCCACGTTTTCCATCTGGTTAATCGCTTCACGAATATCTGACTTAAGCTTTATTAAACGTTCCACCTCTTGTTGTATCTGCTTCTCCAAATCTACTATTCTAATCACGTATTTTTCAAAAGGTGGATCAGTACTTTTTGTTTTACTGACTTTTTCCTCAAGAACAGGAGATGAAACACTTCTTGAGAGTTCCCTTAGATTTTGCAACTCCTCAAGATCGGAATTAATCAGCTCATTTAAGCGATAAGCTTGTTTCAAGAATTCCTTTGCCGTCATCGCACCACCTCCTCATGTAGCTTTTTAATTAGCATCTCAGGATCGAGAGATGTCAGGGTAGTGAAATACCCGGAATGGAAGAAACGCTCAATCTCACGTTTCGTATATCTAGCAGAATCATTGCGAGGGTATTTTGCTAGTCTTTTCAGAGCAAAACGATAATCTTTGACCGCCTGTAGAATAATGGCATTTGCCAGCTTTTCAAATGCATCCATCATACAACACCCCTCGCTTTCCCCAGATTTGCTTTGACAGCGTTAATAAGATCGGACTGTGTCTTTTCCTTTCGTTTCAAGGCTCTCATCACATCTTCATCAATCGTGCCTTTAGTAACAATGTGATGGATAACCACCGTTTCATTTTGTCCCTGTCTCCAAAGTCTTGCATTTGTTTGCTGATAGAGTTCCAGACTCCAGGTAAGACCAAACCAAATAAGTGTTGAACCTCCACTTTGTAAATTGAGACCGTGTCCTGCTGATGCGGGATGGATAACCGCCACAGAAATATCTCCGTTGTTCCAGTCTTTGATATCCTTAGATGTTTTAATTTCTCTAACATTAAATCTTGCTTTAATACGCTCTAAATCGTGATTATACCAATATGCAATAAGAACAGGTTTGCCGTTTGCACCTTCAATTAAATCCTCAAGAGCATCTAGCTTGCGGTCGTGGATAATATGAGGATTTTTATCATCATCATAGATCGCACCATTTGCCATTTGCAGGAGTTTGCCTGAAAGGACGGCTGCATTCATGGCATCTATTTCTTCATCAGCAAATTCAATAACCATCTCTTCACGAAAGTGATCATATACGGATTGTTCTTTGTCATTTAGATATACTGGTACTTCATTGATCACGCACTCTGGCATTTTCAGAAAATCGACTGATTTCATGGAAATGGTAATATCCGAAATGAGCTGATAAATGGCATCTTCAGCACCTGGCAATGGTTTATATGAAAATACGATTTGCTGATTACGTTTATCCGGTGTAAAAAAGGAATTGCGGTAGTGAGTTATGTATCTGCCGAGTCTTTTACCCATGTCGAGAATACGAAACTCTGCCCACAAATCCATTAACCCATTACTGGATGGTGTACCCGTAAGACCCACGATCCGTTTTGCCCTCGGCCTTACTTTTAGTAAACTTTTAAATCTTTTTGCACCATAGGATTTAAAGGATGATAGCTCATCGATTACCACCATGTCATAGTCAAAAGGGATGCCACTTTTGTTTACCAACCAGTCCACATTTTCTCTGTTTATAAGATAGACACTTGCAGGTTTCCTAAGAGCTGCTAACCGCTCCTGTTCTGTTCCAATAGCCACTGAATACTCCAGTCCTTTTAAATGCTCCCATTTGTTTATCTCAGCTGGCCAAGTATCCCTTGCTACCCTTAGAGGGGCAATGACCAGAACCTTTCCAATTTCAAAACTATCAAGACATAAATCAAATATAGCAGTTAAAGTGATTACGCTTTTGCCAAGACCCATCTCTAAAAACACCGCTGCTATGGGATGCTCAAGTATGAAATTCGTAGCATATGTTTGATATTTATGAGGATTGTATTTCACCCAGTATCCCTCCAATCTGCTTAACATCATCAATGACATAGCATGTAAAGCCCAACTTCTGTAATTGCTTTATTCTTCTAATCTGTAATGGACGAGGTTTCTTTCCGGGAGCCTTTAATTCCACAAAAGCCATCTTCCCATATGGTAAAAGCACTAGGCGGTCTGGCATTCCATCTAAACCTGGACTAACAAACTTCGCCGCAATGCCTCCCATCTTTTTTACCTCCGCCACCAGTTTCTTTTCGATATATTTTTCAAGCATAAAAACCTCCCATATAAAAAGGCTCGGAACAAGAAAACAACTTTAACCCATTTTTCCTATACGCGCGCGTATGCGTGTATGCACAGGCTACACTTTCCTCTTTTTTACTATTTGTAAATAAATAGGGTACTTCTTGTTCCACTTGTTCCGAACCGTAGATTTTCCTTTTGATTACTAGCTTTGGGGAAAGAACCAGTATGAGAACAAGGTAAGGTACAACTAGCTTTGTTCCTCGACTCGGGAATAAGCTCGTTGCTTTCCATAGATAGGAAAATTGATTGTTCCGTTCTTGTTCCCGGTGTACTTGTTCCACCCACTGATCTTTCTCATAATGGCACCGATGGCATAAGAATCAGATGTTCTCATTGAGGATGCATCTTTTCCAAAACATTCACACCAAATCTCCATATTGCAGACAAGGGTTCTTTTTACTGTTCCAACACGGGTGCCGCCGCCAAATTCGCTACCGCCGAGGAAATTTCTACGTTCGTATAAAGACATAGTGTCCCAATCATCCGGCAAAAGAGTATCCAGATAGGTACGAACCAATCCTTCTCGTTCATCTGTTTCCATGGCATCTGCCTGCTCACTAGTTGCCATGGATGCATCATCACCTTCAAGGTAGAGTTTTTCGCCTTTCTCATATAGCACTAGTGTCTCTGCCCAAATCTGCTGTACTTCCTCTTTAGTCATCTGCCAAGCTTTCTTTTTACCATTACCGCTAATACGGACTGGCCAGAATCTTCGATTGCCAGTTATATCTCGAAGAAACCCGCTTTCTGCATTTGTTGAACCTACAATCACACACTGACGGGGATGGCTTTCCACATTGACTCCATAACTTGCCCGGTACTTATCATCTGCCCTCGAAATAAAAGACTTCACAATTTCCACATCCGTCTTACGCATACCAGCAAGCTCACCCAGTTCCAATAACCAATATCCCTGAAGTTTCTCAGCTCCGGATTTATCTTTCATGTCCGTAATGGTCAAACTATCTGAAAACCAATCTCCAGCAAGTTTTGCAAAGAAGGTTGACTTACCGATACCTTGAGGACCGTTTAAGATAAGGACACTATCAAACTTTGTGCCTGGTCTATAAATGCGGGCTACCGCTGCAACCATCGTTTTGCGGATGACTGCTTTTGTATAGGAATTATCTGTTGCACCGAAATAATCAATTAATAGATTATCTACTCGCCTAATTCCATCCCATTTTGGCAGGGAGTCCAGATACTCCTTAACAGGATGGTAGGCTCGTTCTGACGCTACAGCTAACACAGCATCCTTGGTCTTGGTAGGTGAATAGACTCCATATTTGCTGCTTAAATACACTTTAAGAAGTGCATTATCTGAATCATTCCAACCCGCCTTGATCTGTTCCCAAGGCAGGCCACCTTTGGCATCAATACCATCACGGTGGCAATTAAAAGCTATATGCTGTAATTCCTTGTCATGACGAATAATCAAAACGATGTTGTCTAGAGTGTCTTTTATTCGGCCTTGCTTATCCAATTCCAAAGCTGTCTGCCAATCCTCATCACTAAACTCCTCTTCAGCCTGTGCCTGTCTTTCCTTAGAAAACTCAGCTTTTACTCTTTCATCTTTTATAGCAAACTCGCACATTGCCACAAAAGATGGCATCTTACCAGGAGCTGTAGTGGTAGAAGCTTTATCATCTAAAGAACCGAATTTATGAATACGAACGAGATCAAAAGCATTGAGGAGTAATCCACTTGCTGGGTCTGTAGCATGATGGCTGTATGCGAATTTATCATCGTAGATAATCACACCGGCACTACTATCAGCTGGAATATAATCGTATCGCCCTTCCATAGCAGATGGGGCATAAACTGCACCTAAGAATTTCTCAATTGCTTCACGAACGGAGTAGGCACGACAGAATGTTCCTACCACACCTTCCTTTAAAAGCGGGTCTGCTTGCTCTTTAAGACTGCGATTTATAACTTCAGACTGCCTGCTTGATACTGGCCATGTTGATGTATCCCGCCAGTTTTGATATTTTGAAAGATAAACATCAGGGTCAAGCAATTCTCCATCCTGCTCTTCATAGACAAATTCACCATTAGAGGAAGTGGATGGCCAATACATAAGGCGATGGGCTTCATAAGTTGTATCATCGAAAAGATCTATGCCGATTTCTTTTGCCACCATACGTCCAACGGCTGCGTATTCTTCTTCGCTGATTTCACGAGCAAGAGGAACTATTAGCCTAAGTCTTGGATTTTCCGGTGTGTGCTTATGGGTGGAGTAAACGCAACATTTGAAATCAAAAAGCATACTGATTTGCTCCCAAATATCTGGTCTACCGTAATCCATATCAAGGGTGAGCAAAGAACGACACAGAACATTGCCCTTCTTTCGCCTTCCTTCTTTTAAATGCCCTCCAACAAAACCACCCACATCTTTGATATCATCTTGTTGACCTCTTTTTAATTTCCGATATTCTTCTACTGTTTCCGTAGTACGTTGTGTTGTCTTTACTCGGGCACAAAAATCCTCCCACGAGATATCTTTGTTTTTCCATTTCTTGTCCATCCGGCTGTTGCCCACAGCGATTTTCATAAGCTTTCGACCTCCTCATGCTCTGGACTAAAATATCTGACCGTTTGTCTGCGTTTCTTGGCTACTTCAATCTCCCTTGCCATACCGCTTGAGATGGTATTGCCTAGCACCCAAACCTCGGAGCATTTGCCCATAAGCACGATGTCCATAAATATGGCAAGTTCCCGTTCCTCTGGATTTTCATCATCCATAAACTGTGGAAACATAAGGTGGGGAGCAATCGGAATACAGTTTTGGTCTAATGCAAACCTGCAAAAACTGCGAGCCTTTTTAATGTTTCCTTCTACATCACCGGAATAGGGAGAACAAATATATACAAGTGGCTTAAAGGCAGATTTTTTCTCTGCCTTTTTCTTTCTTATTATGTTGGTCAGTGCCTCATGGGGAGTTGGGTCATGGTATCCTTCATGATTGAATTTATCAATTCCCATTACACACCCTCCATTTCTATCTGCGGCAAAATACCATCTGCCTTCAACAGTTCGTAAATGAAGAGTCTGCCTTTTTGAGTCCAATATGTATGGACTTTTGTATGCAGTTCACCGTTACTACCAATGTAGCTATGTGTCTTGGTGCTGGTATACCCTTTTTCTGCATACTTCTGATATAAAAGCCAGATACCACCTTGTTTAAATTGGATGCCCTTTTTATTAAGATAGCGGTTCATCCAAATAGCTGACTTGCCGTAATCTTTGGCAATTGCTGATGTAGAAATGAGGTCTTTGCAATTTAAAACCACATCATAATAGGAGACTTTTGGTTTCATTTCTGCAATTTGCTGATTCTGAACAGCAACCGTACCTTCAAGCACTTTATTTTGTTTCCTTACTTGAGTTAGCTGTTGATTGGCAATCTGTAGTGCCCTTGCCATGATTGCCTCTGGTGAATTCCATCTTCTTTCTATTTCAAGAAAGTATTGGCGACACTCTTTCCCTTTTGGAGTACGCTGTATCATGCATAGCTCTTTTGCCATGTCAATTGTTATTTGGTGGTCAACAGCTGGTCTTCCACCTGTACTTTCCGACAGAAATGTCGAAAAGTCCGTACCCTCCACAAATCCATACTCACACATTCTTGGAAACCATTTATCATAGGGTGTTTTCACTTCCAAAACTGCATGCAAATCACGGCCAAGCACTGTGGGGCGGTCATTTTCATAATTGATTCTTACTAATTCGTCCAT